TCCTTGCCACGAGCGGAAGCTCTCCTTAGAATACCCAGACAAGCCTTCTGACTTAAATAGTATTTCTCCGGCACTCCCACCTGCAAAATCTGCGACAAGGAAGATGCGTTTTCTTCGTTGGGGAACTCCCCAGTATTGAGCGTCAAGCACTCGCCAGGCAATGGAGAAATCATCTCCCACGATATTACCTGCTTGCCTCCATTTATCAGCTTTAGGAACTGATAAGGTTTTATCTTTGATGTGACAGATGCTTTCAAGGACACATCTGAAGTCCTCTCCTTTGTTTGAGGAGAAAGCACCCGGCACATTTTCCCAGACGATGTATCTTGGATATTCGCCATCTGTAGCACACCTCATTTCTTTTACAATTCTAATTGCCTCATAAAAAAGACTTGAACGCTCTCCGTCCAAGCCATTACGCTTACCTGCCACGGACATATCCTGGCAAGGTGAGCCAAATGTTATAATATCAACCGGTTCCATCTTACTGCCATCCAGGATGGAAACATCACCATAGTGTTTCATAAAAGGCAACCTTTTTGTAGTAACCCTTATAGGAAAGGGTTCAATTTCGGATGCCCATAATGGCTCGATGCCACAGAGTAGACCACCCAAGGGAAAACCTCCGCTGCCATCAAATAGAGAACCAAGGGTAAGTTTATGTTTCATCAGCACTCACCCCCGGCAGGTCACTGTATCGGATTTCCGAGGCATCTCTCAAAAGAAATACACCATTAGAATTTCCAACCTGCTCGATATACCTCTTTACAATTACATCACAGTACTTTTCATCCAGTTCAATTGTATGGCATATCCTGTCCGTCTGTTCACAGGCGATCAGGGTAGAACCACTTCCACCGAAGGGATCGAGTACGATACAATTAGACAAGCTGCTATTGAGAATCGGGTATGCAACCAAAGCTACCGGTTTCATGGTCGGATGGTCTGCATTTTTCTTCGGCTTTTCAAATTCCCATATGGTAGTCTGCTTTCTATCGGCATACCAGTTATGTTTGCCGGACTTCTTCCAACCGAAAAGAACAGGTTCATGCTGCCATTGATAAGGCGAGCGGCCAAGAACCAGTGACTGCTTTTTCCAAATGCAAGTACCTGAGAGGTAGAAACCTGCATCAGAAAATGCCTTTCTGAAATTTAAACCTTCAGTATCTGCATGGAACACATAAATAGAAGCATCCTTCGCCATTGCTGCTTCGGTGTTTTGAAAAGCCGCCAGCAGAAAATCGTAGAATGCTTCATTTTCCATGTTATCGTTTTTGATTTTACCCGCCGATCCTTCATAGTTGACATTGTACGGAGGGTCCGTTACAACAAGGTTTGCGAGCTTGCCGTCCATCAGAAGTGTAAAAGTATCAGCCTTGGTGGAATCACCACAGACGAGCCTGTGCTGTCCGAGTTTCCAAACATCACCTTGTTTGGTGAGTGCAGGCTTTTTAAGTTCAGCATCCACATCGAAGTCATCATCATGAATACCGTCCTTGAGCGAGTCCTTAAATAGTGCATCCAGTTCAGCAGGTTCGAATCCTGTGAGTGATACGTCAAAGTCTGCACCTTGCAAATCAGCAATCAAAAGCATCAACTTATCTTTATCCCAGTCACCGCTTATTTTATTGAGGGCGATATTGAGCGCCTTCTCTTTTTCCTTATCCATTTCAATAACCACACACTCGACTTCGGTTAAGCCTAAATCTAACAGCACCTTCAACCGCTGATGGCCACCGACAACATGAGATGTGGTCTTATTCCATATAACGGGTTCAACATAACCGAACTGCTCGATGGAACGTTTCAGCTTTTCGTATTCAGGGTCACCGGGTTTCAAGTCTTTACGTGGATTATAGTCGGCTGGAATCAACAACTCAGTTTTCAGTTTTTCTATCTGCATATATTTCAGCCGCCTTTCTTAAATTCGTGTACATATTGACATTCTCCCAGGGGAACAGACTTGAATTAAAATGTCCGTAAACCGACGTATCGGAATAGATGACATTTCTTAAGTGTAATTTTTCGATGATTGCAGCAGGTCGGAGGTTAAATACTTCCTGCACAATATAGGAAAGCTGATCATCTGCGAGTTTGCTTGTACCAAAGGAAGTCACATCAACCGCCACAGGATTTGCCTTTCCTATGGCATAAGAAAGAGCGACCTCACATTCCTCTGCAAGACCGCTCCAAATAATGTTCTTTGCAATGTAGCGTGCCATATATGCACCACTTCGGTCAACCTTGGTCGGGTCCTTACCGCAAAGGGCACCTCCCCCGTGGGATGCAAGGCCACCGTAGGTATCGACCATGATTTTTCTGCCGGTCAAGCCTGTGTCGGCAGCGGGACCACCTTCGACAAATCTGCCTGAGGGATTAATAAGGATTTCAGTATCATCATCAAATGGAAAATCCTCAAAGCACTGCCAAAGTACATTACTAAGGATATCCGACTTCAATTCTTCCTGGGTTTTGTCCTTATCATGCTGGACTGAAACTACAATGGTTTTCACACGCTTTGGTTTACCATCCTCATATTCTACCGTGACCTGTGCTTTTCCGTCCGGCAGAATTCCTTTGATGAGTTTTCCTTTGCGGCAGTCATCAATGCGCTTTACGATGCGATGGGAAAGTACCAGTGGCAGGGGCAGGTTCTTACTGGTTTCATTGCTTGCATAACCGTAAACCGTACCTTGGTCTCCGGCGCCGACAGAACCATATGGATTATTGATACCATTTCTTGCTTCAAGTGCATTATTAACACCCGCTTCAATGTCTGCGCTTTGATGGTGCACGAATACAAATACTGTGAATTTCCACGGATTGTATCCGACCTCTCGAAGTACATTTTTTACGATGAAACGGATGTCCACTTTACCGCTGCAGGTGATTTCGCCCGCTACGATAATCTTGCCTTTGGTAGCCATGACCTCGCAGGCCACACGTGAAGCTTTATCCTTATGCATACAAGCATCTAGAATATTGTCAGCAATGAGGTCGCAAAGCTTATCGGGATGTCCGGCACAGACACTTTCAGCTGTTTTATAAGTAATCATATTTATTCTCCTATCATATTTATTTTCCTCGCCTCGCTGTTAGCAGACGCTCCATAACATCGTCCTGCGGATTTGCTCCGCTGTATTCACCGGTGCAGTTTTCTTTTACAATCTGGAATATCTCCATCCACAACCGGTTGGTTTGGCTCATGTAATTCTGACCCATTGCCACATATGGACTTTGAATGGCATTACCCGTAGTCGGGTGTTTTGCTAAAAATCCATATTCCGTGACTGCTTCCTCACATTGAATCCAACGAGCCACACTCATGGCATAGCGTTCTAATAACTGAGGTGATACAAGAACCGCACACCCGCGTTCGTTCAGCCACTGCCATGTACTTCTGAAGATTTTTCCTGCTACCAGAGCCTTGCCGTCCTTTTGTATTGCCTCAAGCATTTTATTTGGCTCGGGCATTTCAAGTCCTTTTAGGTCTGCTGTTTCCTTAAATTCCATCACGGTCAGTTTCCTGCCGCCTGGATTGCCTTCGGCGATTTTTTCAGTCAGGGGTTTCTTTTTCGCACCTGCACCGACACGAGCGCCACCTCGATTTGTACCGTCTTTTGCCATATAATCACCTCACTTTGCAGGGTTGGGGTTATTCCCTCGTTTGAAACTGCATTTTTTCACACGAAGCCCCACGCCGCTGTCCGCTTAAAATAGTTTTAGAGATTTGACCGCCCCCACCGGTCACCGCTCTCAGCAGTGATTCTTGAGTGACAGGATTTACAGAGAGCCATGAGATTACTCTTCTCATTACCTCCGCCTTTGGAGAGGGGGAGGATGTGGTGTACCTCTTCGGCAGGGGTGAGTCTACCTTGTTTCTCGCACTCCTCACAAAGGGGATGCGACTTGATGTAACGGTCACGGATGCGTTTCCAAGCACGACCATATCGTTTATTGGAGACTGGGTCACGTTCATGTTGGTTGTAATGTTTGTCCATTGCCTTTTGATGCTCGGCACAGTATTGTTCACGTTCAGCAAGCCGACCGCAACCGGGATAAGCACAAGGACGCTTTGGTTTGTAGGGCATCATTTCACCTCGCTTTTGGGCATAGAAAAAGCCCTGCAGGACGAACCCACAAGGCTTGGAATCTATTCTATTTTGCTGATTATATAATAACATAAATGCAACTGTGGTATCTTGTTGCAAAGTGTTGCAGAATGTGCAAACTAAATTTTAATAGGATCTTCAGGAAGAGTCACATGGTTAAGTGCTGCATTGTGCCACCTATAAACTGTTGTTCTGTCGGCATTAAGTTCATCGCCGATTTGCTCCCAGGTGAAGTTATGCACATAACGATAGCGTAGAACCATGCGTTCATCCGTGTCTGCAACCTCGTTTATAACACACCTTATCTGCTCTTTGAGTGCTACAAGGTTATCCACCTCGGCATTTATTTTACTTTCCAAATCTATAATCCGCTCTAAGCATCTTACAAACTTGGCATCCGTATTTCGTGAAGTTTGCACCTTTTCATCCCAACTTGGAGATGATACACTTGTTGCCATTTCTCTGAGGCACTCCATTTCCTCGATGTCAGATTGTATTCTTTTATCAAGCCTATAAGCCTGGTGTAAATATTCCTTTACTTTCATAATCTTCTTACCTCCGATCTTAATTTTTCAATTAGGAAATTCCCATCAACAGAGGTAAGTTCTCTATACCAATCAGAATGGAAGAACCTCTCCACCTCGGATATCATGTCCTTCGCAGGATCATAGCGGGGACGTTTTTTCAGTTTCTTTAGTGCATCCCTATAATCCTTGACAGCTTGCAGAATAATGGCATTTGCAAGTTGTTCATAAGGGTCGGTCATCGCACCACCTCCAATTTTGCTTTTACAGCATCAATTAAAGAGGTTTGTGTTTTTTCTTTTCTTGTAAGTGCAGTCATAACATCTTCATCTATGGTGTCTTTAGCAATAATGTGGTGTATCACAACCGTTTCATTTTGACCTTGCCTATAAAGACGGGCATTAGTTTGCTGATACAACTCCAAAGACCAGGTAAGTCCAAACCATATAAGGGTTGAACCTCCACTTTGAAGATTAAGTCCGTGTCCTGCACTTGCCGGATGAATAGCGGCTATTGGGATATTGCCGTTATTCCAATCTTCAATATCTTTCGATGTCTTTATCTGCCTAGCAGAAAATCTCTTCTGGATACGCTCCAGGTCATGCTTATACCAGTAGGCAACCAGCACAGGTTTCCCATTTGCACCTTCAATCAAGTCCTCCAAGGCATCAAGTTTTCTATCATGAATAAGATGAGCTTTATTTTTATCATCATAAACAGCACCATTGGCCATCTGCAGGAGTTTGCCAGAAAGAACTGCCGCATTTACTGCATCAATTTCCTCATCACCTAAATTTGCAACCATTTCATCTCGGAAATCAGAATAAATGATCCATTCCTTTTCACTCAGATACACAGGCACTTCATTTATGACGCATTCAGGCATTTTGAGGTAATCTGCAGACTTCATGGAAATCGTAATATCAGAGATTTGGCTGTATATCCTTTCTTCAGCACCCGGCAGTGGCTTATATGAAAAGATAATTTCAGCATTACGCTTATCCGGCACAAAGTAGGCACTTCGGTAGTGGGTTATGTACCTTCCAAGCCTCTGACCTAAATCAAGGACACGAAACTCTGCCCATAAATCCATAAGTCCGTTACTTGAAGGTGTTCCCGTAAGACCTACAATCCTTCTTACAGATGGTCTTACTTTCAGAAGGCTTTTAAACCGCTTTGCACCATAGGACTTAAAAGAGGATAACTCATCAATGACAATCATATCGAAGTCAAAGGGGATTCCGCTCTTGTTTACAAGCCAATCTACATTTTCACGGTTGATGATATAAATGGTGGCTCTTTTCATAAGGGCATTGATTCTGTCTTTTTCCGTTCCTACTGCCACAGAGTATGATAAGCCTTTGAGGTGATCCCACTTTTTTATTTCTGCAGGCCATGTTTGAGATGCAACTCTTAATGGGGCTATAATCAAGACTTTTCTTATTTCAAATTTATCAAGACAAAGGTCAAACAATGCAGTGAGAGTAATTGCAGTTTTTCCTAACCTAAGCCCATATCAAGGAATATTGCAGATATTGCCTTGCTCTCGATAAAATCAATTGCATACTGCTGATAATCATGTGGTATGAACTTCATTCGGCATCACCTCCCATCTCTTGTAACACTTCATCAATCTGCTCTACACTATCAATGCAGTAAACTAAAAAACCTAACGCTTCCAGTTGTCTTTTTCGCCTTACTTGCAGGGGACGCATCATTTTACCCGGTGCTTTTAATTCAATAAATGCGATTCTGCCCATAGGAAGCAGCACAAGGCGGTCTGGCATACCATTAAATCCAGGACTTACAAACTTCGGGGCAATGCCTCCCATGTTTTTAACTGCTGCTATCAATTTTTGCTCTATATATTTTTCTTGCATAATGTCCTCCATTTCTTATTGGGGAACAACAGGCACAACTTTGAACGATTTTTCCTATATGCGCGCACACACGACATTTCTACTATTACTTTTTTATTTATTACTAAGTAGTAAAAGTCTTGTTCCTGTTATTCCCGTTAAGCCGAAGTATCGGTATTTGCTACGGTTTTAAGAAAACAACTATAGGAAACAACCAAAGAACAAGGAACTACCTTTACCTTTTTCGCTCGTAACAACGTTGCTTGCCGTAAATCGGAAAATTGCTTGTTCCGTTCTTGTTCCCGGTGTACTTGTTCCATTCACCGATCTTCTTCATAATGCCTGCAATGGCATAAGAGTCTGCAGGTTTCATGGCAGCCGCATCCTTGCCGAAACACTCGCACCAGATTTCCATATTGCAAACAAGGGTACGTTCCACAGTACCTACATGAGATTCGCCGCCAAATTCACTACCGTTCAGGAAATTTCTACGCTCGTAGGCTGACATGGTATCCCAATTCTCTGGCAAAAGCGTATCAAGATAAGTTCGAACCAACCCTTCACGCTCATCACTTTCCATGGCATCATCTTGTTCACTGGTAGCTAAATTTACATCATCACCTTCAAGATAGAGTTTTTCGCCCTTTTCATAAAGCACCAGTGTTTCTGCCCATATCTGCTCAACATCATAAACAGACATCTGCCAGGCTTTCTTTTTACCGTTACCGCTGATACGAACCGGCCAGAACCTTCTGTTGCCTGTGATATCTCGAAGGAATCCACTCTCTGCATTGGTAGAACCTACAATTACACACTGACGGGGATGGCTTTCAACATTGACACCATAGCTGGCGCGGTACTTGTCATCACACCTTGATATAAAGGATTTCACAACTTCAACATCGGTCTTGCGCATCCCGGCAAGCTCCCCAAGTTCCAACATCCAATATCCCTGCAATTTTTCAGGGCCGGATTTATCCTTCATATCCGTTAAAGTCAAGCTATCTGAAAACCAGTCTCCGGCAAGTTTTGCAAAGAAGGTTGATTTACCGATTCCCTGTGGACCATTAAGGATAAGTACACTATCAAACTTTGTTCCAGGATGATAAATGCGTGCTACCGCAGCAACCATTGTCTTTCTTGTAACGGCCTTTGTATAGGAATTGTCCGTTGCTCCGAAGTAATCAACAAGTAAGGTTTCAACTCTGTCGATACCATCCCACTCCGACAAGTTGTCGAGATATTCTTTTATAGGATGATAGGCCCGCTCTGCTGCCACAGCAAGAATGGCATCTTTCGTCTTAGTTGGGGAGTAGACCCCATATTTATTAGATATATACACTTTTAGGGCGGCGTTGTCCGAGTCATTCCATCCTTCTTTCATCTGATTCCAAGGCAGACCGTTTCTTGCATCGATTCCGTCACGGTGTTTGTTAAAGGCAAGGGACTGAAGCTCCGGGTCATTTCGGATTATAAGGACAATGTTGTCTAGGGTATCCTTAATCCTGCCTTGTTTATCAAGTTCGAGTGCCGTCTGCCAAGTATCCTCAGTAAACTCAGCCGTTGCTTGATCCATACGCTCTTTGGCAAACTGAGCCTTTACTTCATCATCCTTAATTGCGAACTCACACATAGCAACATAGGATGGCAACTTACTCGGTGATGTAGCCTCCGATGCTCTGTCATCCAGATTGCCAAACTTATGAATACGGACAAGATCAAAAGCATTAAGAAGTCTCCCGCTTGCTGGATCTGTCGCGTGGTGGGAATAAGCAAACTTATCATCATAGATAATGACACCTGCACTTGAGTCAGCCGGCATATAATCATATCTGCCTGTCATTGCTGAAGGCTCATATACATCTTTCAGAAACTTATCAATCGCATCTGTTACTGAATAGGTACGGCAGAAAGTGCCGACCACACCTTCCTTGGAAAGCGGGTCAGCTTGTTCTTTTAATGAACGTTCTATTACCTCTGATTGCCTTGAGGATACAGGCCATGTGCTTGTGTCATGCCAATCATCATATTTATTAAGAAACACTTCCGGGTCAAGGAGTGAGCCGTCTTTTTCTTCATATACAAACTCGCCGTTTCTCGATGTAGACGGCCAATACATCAGTCTTTCCGGTTCATAGGTAGTGTCATCAAAAAGGTCAATGCCTACCTCCTTTGCGACCATACGGCTGACTGCAGCATATTCTTCCTCTCCCACATCGCGGGATAGGGGAATGATCAGCCTAAGCCTTGGATTTTCTGGGGTATGCTTATGGGTAGAATAAATACAGCACTGATATGGGAAGAAAGTGCAGAGTTCACCCCATATACTGCTTGTGCCATAATCCATATCAAGGGTTAGCACAGAGCGTGACAGCACGTTGCCTTTTTTTCGTCTACCGTCTTTTAAGTGACCACCGACAAAACCACCGACATCTTTGATTGAATCCTGCCCACCCTTTTTCATCTTTCGGTATTCTTCCACGGTTTCGGTGGTACGCTGTGTGGTCTTAACACGGGAGCAGAAATCCTCCCAGCTGATATCACTGTTTTTCCACTTTTTATCCATTCGGCTGTTGCCGTATGCTATCTTCATAGAGCCTCTACCTCCTCAAAATCTTTATTGAAATATCTAACCGTCTGCCTGCGTTTCTTTGCCTTTTCTATTTCAATACTCATACCCCTTGAAATAACATCACCGAGTACCCACACTTCCTGGCATTTTCCCATAAGGATGATATCCATGAAAATAGCGAGGTCACGCTCTTTCTCGTTGCTGTCATCCATGAAAGGAAATAGAAGGTGTGGGGTCAGTGGGATACATCCACAATTAAAAGCAAATTCTGCAAAATGGGTGGCTTTTAATGTGTTTTCCGTAATAGCTCCATTAAAAGGGGCGCATATATAAACCAAAGGACGGAAGGCGGGTTTTGATACCGCCTTATCCTCTCTTTCAATATTGGTAAGTGCTTGATATGGCACTAAGTCCATGTAACCTTCAGAGTTTTTCATATCGATTCCCATATCACACCTCCATCTCAATCTGCGGATAGATACCGTCAGCCTTTAGCTGTTCATAGATAAAGAGCCTGCCTTTTTGCGTCCACTTTGTGTGAACCTTGGTATGCTCAAAGCCATTACTGTCTTCATAAACATGGGTATTGGTTCTTGTATAACCTTTGTCTGCGTGTTTCTGATACAAAAGCCAAGTATCACTTTGCTTAAACTGAATTCCCTTGTCATGGAGATACTCATTCATGCGAATACCGCTCCAGCCATAGTCCTTGGCAATAACAGAGATGTTTACGGCATCCTTACATTTAAGAACCACATCATAATAAGTGGCTTTCGGTTTCATCTCAGCAATCTGCTGCTGTTGTACTGCAACTGCTGCCGTAAGGGTTTTGTTTCTCTCACGTTCTTCTTTAAGAGCAGTAAAAGCAGCTATTGCAAGGTCGGGATTGGCAATTAAATCATCTGTTGCGTAGATACCATGTTTACGAATAGCAGGGAGTACATCATTTGTAACCCAACGCTTGAACTTTTTAGCATTTGGCATCTTGCTTGAGAGAATAAGGCTGTATAAACCAGATTCATTTATAATGATAGTTTCCTTATCCTGCGTTCCATCGAAAAACATTGCTTTCTGCCTGTCCTCTTCATCAACATGGCGGTTTATATCTCGACTACCGTTTTGGTACCCGAGGATATCTGTCACATCCTTACCGACAAAATACGGTTGCCCACCAATAGTTGTAGTGCGTACAGAGCCAAACTCTGCATTTTTGTAAATTTGTAATTCCATTAGAATTACCTCCTTAATATTTTTTTGGAGGTCTTGACCTCCTACCTGGTAGCCACAGGATTTGGTCAAATCTGATGGTTTTCAAAAAATTCTTTAAGTTTTTTCTCTGCACGCTTTAACTTTTGGCTGATATTATTTTCATCAGCATCGATAGAGCGAGCATATTCACGGATTGGTATGCCATCAATGCGTACTGCGATGAACATATCCGCCCAATCTTTCTTTTTACCAAGTGCCTTATGTATCCATTGGCAAATATCTTCATACTCGTAGAGGCGATTACGCTCAGCCTCCTGTGAATCATCAGCGAAGGTATCCATTACATCCGTTTCATCTTCAGATTCATCTTCCTTGCGATAAGGAGTCTTCGGATCGCCAAGATGCCTATGAAACCTGCGCCAGTTGTTGTATTCCTTACTGTTCATAAGGTCTAACATTTCCTGTACAGTCTCACAACGCTTTACTTCTGCCTTCTTTTCTGGTTTTGCCTCTGCAAGACGCTGCTCATAGTCGATATCCAGCATGATACTGTAATCATCATCCGGAATATCAATTGTGGTGTAGAACTTGTGGCCGTTTTTGATGTTTTCTTCGTACAAAACTCGAATCTTCATTAAGTATTCCTTTCCGTCCCGGCATTGGGCGGCGGAATACAAAAAGAGCCTGCGGTGAAGATGACCACAGACTCCGCTTGTCCTTAAAATGGGCACACGAAATCACGGTGGGTGCATCTTCATTCCAAACACAGTCTTTATCACTGTGTTCTGAACTCTTATGCATCCCGCCGTCCTAATGCGCATCTCGGACATTGAGATTTTATTTAGAAAGCATTGCTGCTTATCTATAAACTAATTTAACACGGATTTTTTTTTGGAAATGGACACGCCATGTCCTATCAAAACCATGAAAATAAAAAAAGCCGGAGTTATCTATTTCTGCCTTTTATAGGCTTAATAGATAACTCCGGCGGTTTGCTCCTCGATTGGTTACGGGGCAGATTGCGGTAGCTTCTGCTTACTTATTGGCTGCCTTTGCAGCTTCGACCTGAGACACCACTTCGTCCCATGGGATTGTTACGATTTTCTTCTTATCGTTTTTTATTTCTAAATCGATATTATTACCCTCGACTATAACATCGAACACTCTCTGCGGCGTTGGTCGCTCTTTGCTGAAACTAAGGATAGGGCGTTTTATCATTTAAGACCCTCCCTTCAGGTAGTCGGCAATAAGACCTCGAACTGCTGGTGCAACCTTTGCATCAAGTTCCGTCACTTGGACGTGCTTATACAGTTGGGCAGCGTGTTTTTTTAGAGTTCCAAACGGGTCATCAACGGTGTAGAATGCCTTTTCCCAATGATGCCCGTCTTTATCAGACCAAACGAATATAAAGTCATACCCTTGGAGTTTTTCCTTATCGGCATCCGAGTACGAAATGATAGCTAATCCTTTCTTTGCGTCAATATTTTTGCAAACAAAGATGTCATCAGTAAGAATCCATTTGTAGTCGGGGTTTAAGTGCTGCGGGTGATACACCACTTTGTCTTCGTTCTCTTCAGTAACAAGACCCATTTCCTTATATTTATCATTGAGGACTGTCATAACCCCACCCTCAGATTCCCACTCAATAATGTTTTCCTTGGTCTGCTCACATAGCTTTATAAGGAATTTCGCTACCATATCAGTGTTGCTCTTTGGAATGGACAAGTCAGTTCCAAGCAAGTCAGATAGACTAATATCGAAGATTTTGGCTATCTTCCAGACAACATCAATACTAAGCTTCTTATCGGAACTGGGTTTTACCGTTCGGGAAATATAGCCACTGCTAATTTTTAGAAGCTGCTCAAGTTCTCCCATACGCATATCGTATTTTTTCAAAAGAAACGCGATGTTAGTATTCATGATGGTCTTATCAAAGTCCCCGAATTTTTCAAGATATTCCTCAATGTATTCATCCTGCTGACGGAGCATCCAGAAGCAAGGATGTCCGCTGTCAGGTTCGAATTGATTTTCACACTGCACAAGGAGTTCCCTAATGCGCATGGCTTCAATAAGATCCTCCAGGGAATTAATATCTTCAATAAGAGAATACCACTCACCGTTATAATCAAATTTGCCTTCTATTGATTCGTCATATTGGCGTGACATATAAATATTACCTCCGTTCAAATATCTTTGTTTATATTATAATATTTGAACCCACATTTGTCAATGGTTCAAATAGATTTTAATTGCAAATTGTTTTTGAACCAAAAACAGACCCGTGCATTAGCACAGGTCTGCTGATATTTCCTATTAGGACATGCCATGTCCGTTTTTATCAAAAATTTTTTTTAAATTTCCACGCCATATTGAGATAAATACTCTTGAACCGCCCATAACGGTTCAGGATATTTTAGAACTAAAGCCTCTTTCATCCATTGGTGTTCATTTTTAATTGGACTAAACTTGCAATTCAATACCTCCATAAGCTTTTCGCTAATAACAGGGGGCAGTTTAAGGCCAAAACATATAAGCACAGCTGTTTCCACAGTTGGTTTTGTTGCACCCTTTACTGTGCGGCTTATAGTTTTTGGGTCACGGTCAATTTCTAACCCAAGGTCTGTATATGTCATATTACGCCATTCAAGGAGAAGTTCCATGCATTGCTCAGGATCATCAGTCATTTTGCGACGAATCTCCATAGCTTCAGCTTGCTGTTTCTTTCGCATAGCAACTTGGCGTTCCTGTGGTGCATTTTCAAACCCATTATGATACTTAATTTCAAATGTAATATCACTTGGTTCACGGTTTAAAAAACATGCAGTGTGATATGTATTCTCGACCCTGCTAGTAATGCTCATATCAAATACAAGACAACACTCATCCATATGAGAACGGGCATATCCAGTTAAATCCAACTTACCATTTTCATCACGCTCCACATAAAGTGGTGCATTATACACGAAATGGTTGTCTACAAAGAGATAATCCCCACCTTCTGTTAATGCACGTAGTTCCGGATTTACAAAACGCTGAATAGCTGCATCCTGTGCACTTAAAGAAAATGTCTGATTAACCTTGATGGAACCTTTACGAAAGCCGTGAGGTTTTACATAATGGCCATCAAGATATGTATATGTTCCAATAGCCTCCTCAAAGCCTAATTCAACAAGACGAATTTTTGCAGCTTGCCTTGATACCCCAAAATTTATCTCTAATGCAGTAATAACTTTTTCCATCACATCAACAGTATGTCTTGCATTGGTTTCACGCATAAATTTTGAGATATATTCATTCGTTTTAATTCTGAAAGGTTCTGCTGGCATTTGAATTCTGGGAGTAAGCTGATTAGCTTGTCTTTCCATAAATTCAGTAGATTTTCGTGATACTTTTGAAGCGGCACCTCCGGCCACTTCACAACTAATGCTGGAGGCCTCAGTGTTATAAAGTTTTTCAAGTTCAAACACCTTTCGATGTTCAACCCAATGTACACATTCATGCACAATCGTATTATTGACAGAGCCAAGACTTCGGAGCAAATACATTTTGGGATCCACAACGATAGTTCTTCCGTCGATGTGCACTGTAACATTACATTTTGTATTTGCATCGTACATTTCAGCATCAGTATCTACAAAATATATCTGTCCGAAAACCGATGCGTCTTCGCTTATATGCTGAGATTTGATTGTTAACCCTAGTCTTTCAGCTAGAACATTAGGGTCAACCCAAACAGGTGGCTGACCACGCAGAGTAATCTTTAGTGCTTCTGGATAGTATTCCTTTAAAAAGGTAGTGGCTACCTCTTCTAATTTCTCATATGGAATAAAGGGTACAAGAGAATCATCCATCGGATTTTTAACACGATTTTTCCCATTGTAGCTAGATACATCATATATCTCAAAGTCTTGCAGATTACAAGCAAGGTCCCCTCGGCAACGAACCATTATCCATATTTTCTTTTCTTCTGAATCATCATAATGGTAGTCAGCCTCTGGGATTTCAAATATAACGGACAAGGCCACATCAAACTGAATTTCCATTTGTGGCAAATTATCAACCCAGACGTGTTCAACTTGAACATCTGCAATTTCTGGTTCACCAGCTTTATGAATTTTATATAGATTTATATCTAGGGGATCGAAATTCTCACGCAGATAATCTTCGGCCACTGCCCAGAATTGATTATCAAATGTATTTTTCACATATTCTGTGAATGAACGACTATCTGCCATAAGCACTTCCCCCTAAATATCACAAAATTCACCTAAATGATAAATCAAGTCTTATTTTAAATTCAAATCTGCTTGCTTACAACATAAGACTCATTAATATTTTCATTAATTCATCATATGTTCCATGATAAATATCACCTTCATTTTCAGTAATGACTTTCTCCACACTTTCGTTTGGTAATTTTAGTTCTGTTTCTTTAGAAACCCACAATCGAATTTCATCATTTCCTTTTTGTAAAGCATACACCTTCCTATCTTTTACTACAAATCCGTAAGATAGTAATTCCCAGTTAATTTTCTTTTGCATTTCTATGTCAAAAATATTCAATTGACCACTTTCGACAGTTTTTTCTTCATTATTTTCGTCTTCTATATCATCAGCAGAACCATCCTCTAGCTCGTCTATTACATCACTAAATCTTCCTCTTTTTTGTACTCTTGAACGTTTCTCAATTTCCTCTGGTGTCATCTGTGAAGAAATTAAAAGTAGAACCTCTTCCAAACGAGGATTTATATTTAAGTTTCTTTCTTGCTTTCTTCTCACAATACCATAGCATCCTACAGGAGAAATATATATATCTTCTGGAGCATCAGGCGATACAATGGATTTCATATCCGAAAAATGGCTCACCTCTGGGACCGATGTACAGTTTATTGATAATTCTTGATTAATGGTAACAATATCTTTTCCTAAATCAAGATAAAATCCTTCACCTTCAATATCATGACGTCTCTTCATTATGCTAAGTGAGTTTTCCGCCAAATTATATTCATCTTGATTGTAATCTAATAATCGTTTCCCAATCCACTCAACAACTGGTACTGCCCATGAGTTTCCCGTTGCTTGGTATCTATTTGTTTTCCTAGCACCCTTTATATCTGTGTAATTATCCGGGAATCCCATTAGTCGTTCCGTTTCTAATGGGGATAGTCTTCTGATTCTATCATCCTGAACAACAAACAATGAACCATTGTATGCCGCAGCATTTCCATTCCACTTCGTTCCATAGGCAGAATACAAGCAGTCTGTATATTCTCTAAAAACTTCAAATTTATGTCCATCTTTTTCAAATGCTAACTGTGATGATGGGTACTCAGCCAAATCATGTTCATGTTTTTCAAATAAAACATTTTCAGGGTAAAAGTCAGTTCCGCCTGCCATGACATAAAGCCTTTTTCTTTGTTGTGGCAACCCAAAGAATTTTGCATCTAAAACTCTCCAAGCAACATTTCTTTTGGGTCCATGAATTACTCCTGAATTAGGCCATTTTTTCCCACTAATTACATCAGTTAATCCAGCTAATGAAGATAATAGGCAGCCAAATGCGTTAGTCTTATCCTTTAATACCCCTTCAACATTCTCCCAAAAAACTATGGTTCTATCCTTGCCAGAAGTTAACCTAACTTCATCATTAGCCTCAATGATATCCACAAATCTTAATGTTAAATTTCCTCGGTCATCATTGAGTCCGTTTTTCCATCCTGCTAATGAGAATGCCTGACAAGGCGTTCCACCACAAATCATATCAGGTGCTGTTATTTCACCCTGTGTAATTTTCTCAGGTATATCATTCATATCTCCTAAATTAGGGATACCTGGATATTTTCTTTTCAACACCTTTGAAGGGAAGTCTGCTATTTCAGAAAACCAGTCAAAACTAAGTCCCAATGGTTCCCAAGCAACTGACGCTGCCTCAATACCAGAACAGATACTTCCAACTCTTTTTATATCCATCAATTAATACTCCTTTTTTTTCTCATAGATTACCTAATAATTTGAAGTATATCAAGTATAATAATCCACAAATCTTTTATTTTAAATTATTGAGTTTAGCCCTCTTCTCCAGGCTTCAAAATCGTACCATCCGCAACCAATGCATCCTCTTTCTGCTTCTCTTCCAGTAGTTGGACAGTCTGAAGGCCAATCTTCATCACCCACATAATAATACTTTATCCCCATTGGGTATCCACGTTTTCCGGTTTGAATACATTGCTCGCAGGCACGTGATTTCAATAAATTGTGATTTCCTGAAGAATCCTTTTTAAGTAATTGAAATTTTCTTTGAATATCATCTATGGACATATTTACATCATTAGTCTCTTCACTTTCTCCCCATCTCTCCATTGGAATTCGATGGTCAATTACAAGTTCATGAGCTTGTCTTCTTCTCTGTTCAATTGTATCTTCATAACTATAGTGGTCTAACACTCTATTTTGTAACTTCTTTGGGATACCAGAAGCAGAATTGGCTTGCTGAAATTCACCTGTCCATCTGTCCCATTTTGTTCGTTTACCACAATCCTCACAATACTCGGAAATTGTATCAATAACGATTCCTGGACGATTTTTAGTTCCTCGCTGTAACCCCTGTACACCACCGCCTCCGGCTAGCTGTTCAGAACCAATAATTCTTTGTGCACATTTTCGACAATGATATGTCTGATCACTTAATAACTCAAAATACTCCGCTTGTAATGAACCAGAAGTTAGTGTATCACGAAAATCATTTATATCCATTATTTATTTCCTTCTTCCATAAGTCTCTTAATAACTTTTTTCCTCCAGGTTTCAATATCATACCAAGGACATCCTATACAACCCTTCTCCGCTTCTTTTCCTTTTTGTGGAATTGACGGGTCCCACTTCGAATCACCTTCATAAAAATATGGTATTCCAAAAATGATTCCTCTTTCTCCAGTTTGAAAACAATTTCTACAGACTTCTCTCTTTTGTTGGTTTCTTTGATTATTTAACAACTGGAATTTACTTCTAATCTCCTGATCTGTCATTGTGTCAGGATTTTCAGACTTGGTATCAGCATCCCATCTAATTTCCGAAAATTTATGGTCTGGTAAGCAATGTTGGTTTGGGGTGTTTTCATAAACCTCCACTCCTCCAAGAACTCTTATTATTCTTGCTCTTAATGCCGGAGACCATGTTTCATATCCATTTCCTGCGAGTTCAACCCTGTTAATAGGTAATAAAATAAGGCGAGTACTCCTATTGTTTCCACAAACTGGGCAGCGATAATTTACATGAGTTGCTAATGTATATCCCATTTCCTTTAGGTCCTGAATTCTTCGAGCAAAATTGGGGTTTGAAATATCGCAATTACGGCAATGCCATTTTCCATCGCTTAAAATATAAAAAATATCTTTGGTTTCTACAGAACGAGTAGCCTCCCATAATTTATCTTGTGTTTCTTTCCAAGAAGAATAATTAGACGGGTGCATTTGTTCATATATACTGTTTAAGTGTTGTTCCAAGGCTTCGGTATCATCTGAAGCAATTGCTACTCCAGTCCTACGATATTCAACAGGAACCCAACCATCCCATTCCTTATTAACATCTGGATAGATAAACTTCACATGAACATATTGTTCTGATGCTTTGGTATTTACTGTTCTTCCTTTAAATAAGGTAATATTTTTGTTCAGTGCCATAACTCAATCCTCCAAGTATCTTATTTTTTATCATCGTGATTTTGGACAGTTTCTAAAATATCTTCAATTTGGCAATCTAATGCTTCACATATTTTAAGTAATACATCCGTTGTAATGTTTTCTCCTTTGCCAAGTTTAGCAATTGATGCAGAGCTTATGCCAGCTACCTCTTTAAGTTGCTGCTTGCTCATGTCACGATCAATCAACAATTTCCATAGTTTCTTATATGTTATTTGCACCTTCACACCTCCAACGAATTATATACTAATATTAAGAATTACACATTATATTCTATCAAAATATACGCGGTTTTACCAGAAGTAATTTTCTGTTATTGTGAATTTTATTTTCACCAATCATTCTAAACTCTTTTAAAAAGCAAAAATCCCCTGCGTATCGATACAAAATATCGCAGAGGATTTTTATTCTACACATTAAAGTAGTTCTGACTTTGTTATGCCGCAATCTTATTGCTACTCAACTCTTATCTTACAGTAATATTATCAACTCGCCAACTTTTTGACAGTAATTTCGTCAACTCACAAAGCAAAAAGTAATTCTATCCACACAACCCTACAGTTTTTCGGTTTTGGATAAGTTCTTACAATAAAAGAATCCGTGACCTAGAACCCAACTTGAATATGAGTTCAAAATCACGGAAATCCCTTTATATCAAGCACTTTTACACTTTTATTTCTCAACCCTTGACATCAATACGACCGTCTCAACGTGGCTCGAGAGGTGTTGATAGCTGTCAAAACGGTGTTTTAGTTATATTTTTACCTACTCTCGAACTTAGGAACATATCCACGCTCGTAAATGGAAACATATCCAAGATTGACTCTCGTTTATG